CTTCTAATAGTTCATCTTCAACAGACATAGACGACAAAATTGAAGAGCTTCAGGGTATAACTAGAACAATTAGCGACGAAGAATTCACTCTTTTAGAGATGCACGTTAATTTAGACCTCGAAGGGTACGAAGATGTCGATGCTAACGGTGAAGAAACAGGATTAGCCTTACCGTACATCGTTACAATCTGTAAAGATAACAATAAAGTTTTAGCTATTAGACCTAATTACAGTGAAAATGACCCAATGCGTAAAAAGATTGAATATTTTACTCATTATAAGTTTCTTCCAGGATTAGGTTTCTATGGATTCGGTTTAATTCATATGATGGGGGGTTTAACTAAATCAGTTACCTCTATTTTACGTCAGTTGATTGATGCAGGGACACTTTCTAACTTACCTGCTGGTTTTAAATCAAGAGGATTAAATATTCAGCGTCATGATGACCCGTTACAACCCGGAGAGTGGCGTGATGTCGATGCTCCTGGAGGAAGACTTCAAGATGCGTTTTTGCCTCTGCCATACAAAGAACCAAGTGGTACATTAGCTACCTTATTAGGGGCTTTAGTTGATTCAGGTAAAAGATTTGCAGCAACCGTAGAAGATCCAACAGGCGATGGTAATTCCGAAGCCCCCGTAGGAACAACCGTTGCACTAATGGAAAAAGGACAAAGAGTTATGTCCGCAATCCATAAAAGATTGCATTATGCACAAAGATGTGAGTTTAAAATCTTAAAAAGAGTATTTGGCGAGTTTTTACCTCCTGAATACCCTTATCAGGTCCAAGGGGCGTCTGAAAACGTCTTTAAGGAAGATTTCGATAGTTCTGTAGACGTTATACCCGTTTCTGACCCAAATATTTTCAGTATGACGCAAAGAATTACTTTAGCTCAAACACAGTTACAAATGGCACAAGCAGCCCCACAATTACATGATTTACGTGAATCGTATCGTAAAATGTACTTAGCTTTAAATATAAAAGATATTGATGCACTACTTCCACCTGAACAAGAAGTACCACCACGTGATCCTATTAGTGAACAACAAGCAGTTTTAACAGGCAACCCAGTTAAAGCGTATGAGTTTCAAAACCATGAAGCATATATAGCCGCTCATAGTGCTTTTTTACAAAACCCGATGGTTCAAAAAAATCCAATAGCTACTCAAGCGATTGGTGCGAATATTCAAGAACATCAGGCAATGTTGTATAAATTACAAATAGAACAAGCAATGGGTCAGCAATTACCAGAAATACAAGACGGACAAATGCCTCCTGAAATGATGAACGAGATTGCGTTAATGGCACAAGCAGCAACGCAACAAGTTACAGGTCAAGCACAAGCGATGGCACAAGCACAAGCGGCAGCACAACAAGATCCACAACGTCAAATGTTCGAACAACAACTACAACTCGAAAAAGAGCAGTTGATGCAAAAAGAACAAGGTGATATGCGAAACGCAGAAATCACTATGAACAAAACACAATTAGACGCACAAATTAAACGCGAGAAAATAGAAGCTGATTTAAGAGTACACGATACTAAAGCTGCTATAGACTTACAAGAACTTGAGCTGAAAGCAAAAGCTGACGCTGATAAGAACTACACCGAACTAGTAAAAACAGTTAGGGAAAGTAGAAAACAAAACGGAGAAAAATAATGCGAGAGTATTACGACAATAGACACGGAGATTATCCGTCACCTTCTAAAAAGACTAATAAAGCTGCTCCTAGTGATCCTAAAATACAGGATACAACTAGAACAGAATCAGTTAAAGCAGGTGAATGCTTAGATAAGCCAGAAGAGGCTAAAGTCAAGGCAGCGTATGGACAAACAAAAGGACTTCTTTGGTATCGTTCAATTAAGTAATTAATGGACTATATCATAGCAACGGAGCACTTGCTCCGTAAATACCGTGAGAGAAAAGAAGCTCTCATGCAAACATTGGCTTCTGGTAGTATTGAGAATTTTGAACAATACCAAAGGATAGTCGGTGAAATAGCAGGTTTGAGTTTCTCTGAACAAGAGATTCAAACCCTACATTCTAATATGGAGGATGCAAATGACTAATAAAGTCGAAAAGAAAGAAGTTCCAGATCGAGTTCTGAGAGAATTTGGCAGTGATGGTATTCCCGCTCATGTAGCGGAAGAAGAAACAATCACTCCTGATAACTTAGACGATCATGCAGATTCGTTACCACGTCCAACGGGGTATCGGATTTTAATATTGCCTTTCAGCCAGTCTTCAGTGACTAAGGGTGGAATTCATTTAGCTAAACAAACAGTTGATAAGGAAAGGTTAGCAACTGTTGTTGGGTACGTTGTAGAGACGGGACCAGATGCATATGGAGACATTAATAAGTTTCCAGATGGACCTTGGTGTAAGAAAGGTGATTGGGTTATTTTCGGTAGATATGCTGGAGCTCGTTTCCAAATAGAAGGTGGCGATATGCGTCTTTTAAATGACGATGAGATATTAGCGTTAATCGACGACCCAGAAGCAATTTTATCATAAAAAAACTTGAGGAGGACTCATGCTAGAAGAAGAAAAAATAGAATTAGAATTACCCGAAGGGGAAGTTGATATACGTGAAGCGGATGTAGATGATTCAATTAAAGACGAAGTAGTTGAAGAAACACAGCCTAACGTAAAAGCTGAATTAGATGAAGTATCTGATGCAGTACAAAAACGAATAGATAAGTTAACGTATAAGATGAGAGAAGCAGAAAGACAGCGAGACGAAGCTGTTAATTATGCTCAAAGCGTTAATACTACTGCTACTACTTTAAAAGAAAAGTTAAAGAATTCTGATTCTTCGCTTTTCAAAGAGTACGATAACAGGGTACAATCTGAAATTGAAGGAGCAAAGAGACTTTTAAAAGACGCACAAGAAGCAGGAGATAGTGATGCAGTTGTTGAAGCAACCACCGTTCTTTCCCGTGCTTCTGCTGAAGCAGAAAACCTTAGAAGGTTATCAGCTCAGCAACAAGTCAGACAAAAGTCTGAACCTCAGGAAGTTCCTGTGGAGCCCTATCAACCGACTTTACAGCCACAACAAGCTGCAGGACCAGATCCTAAAGCTGAAAAATGGGCTGAAAAGAATACATGGTTTGGAGATGACCAAGCAATGACATTTGCAGCATTTGGAATACATAAAGAATTAGTAGAAGAAGGGGTAGACCCAACTTCAGATAATTACTATGTCCAAGTTGACAATCGAATGGCTGAAAATTTCCCACACAAGTTTTCTAACGAGCAATCTGCCCCCGTGCAACAGGTCGCTGCTTCTAGCCGAGGGGCTAGTGGTAAAAAAACATCACGCAAAATAAGGTTATCACCAAGTCAAGTAGCAATAGCTAAAAGACTGAATGTGCCACTAGAAGAATATGCTAAGCATATCGAAGGAGTATAAAATGACAGAAGATAATAAAACAGACGTCACCACTGATCGTAACTCACGATCTGCAGAGACACGAGACTCTCAAACTCGCAGAAAGCCTTGGGCCCCCCGTCTATGTTAGACGCACCCACACCTCCTCCTGGATATCAATTTAGGTGGATTCGTGAAGCTACTAGAGGAATCGATGATAAATCTAATATGTCTAAACGTATTAGAGAAGGATATGAACCTGTGAGAGCAGAAGATTATCCTGATTTCGAAGCCCCCACTATTGATAGTGGAAGTAACACTGGAGTAATCGGAGTCGGAGGATTAATTCTCGCTAAAGTACCAGTTGAAACCGCAGGTGAAAGAAATGCTTATTTTAAAGATCAAGCAGATTCTGCCATGAAAGGTGTTGACCAGAACTATATGCGAGAAAGCGACGCTAGAATGCCTATTAAAGATGGAGACATCCAACGGACTTCTAAAGTCGCCTTCGGTAGTAAAACTACCGATGCTAAGTAATTAATAATAACAATGTATATAGACAAAGGAGAAAATAATGGCTAATACAAATAAACCAGATGGTTTTACTCCCGCATACCATATGTACGGTGGTGTTATTCGTCCTGCTAAAATGAGAATCGCAAGTGAAACATCAGCATCAATCTTTTCAGGTGATGTTGTAACTTTATCTAGTGGTTATGTCATTCAAGGCACGGCGACGACAACTCCTATAGGCGTATTTTACGGAGTA